CAATAATGGCTATTCCTTCACGAGTTCTTGGCGCTGGCAACTCGCCGCTGGCGACTATCTCGATTTGCGGTGACGGCGCTGTGGGCCTTGTTGCCACGGGCAGCACGATTGCTGACGCGCTGCAGCTTTCTGCCGTGTTCAATACGATTACGACATCTTCTGCCTCTACGGGCGTGATCCTGCCCCCCACAGAAGCTGGCGCACTGATTGGGCTGCGTAATGACAGCGGCCAGACGATCACCGTGTACCCGAAGGCTGGCAGCACGATCAACGCTGGCGCAAGCACGCTGTCGGTTGCGACCGCCAAGACGGTGCTGCTGTTTGCGACTTCTGCTACGACTTGGGCTTCCATTCTCACTGCGTGATGACAAGCACCCTGCACGTTCTTTGAGCGTGTCGGGTGCTTTCGCTTAATCTGTCTCCAATAATGCGGGCCAACAGCCTGTAGCTTCATTCCCCACAGGATCAAATCATGTTAGACAGCGACACCTCGAACGCCGACTCCCATCTTCACGTTGAGTTCTATCTGAGCGATCAGAAAGAATACAAAGACATTCCTTTTGTTCGCATCATTGTGCCCGGTGATAAGACCAACATCGTCGAGCAGCCGGTGCGTGAAGACCACAAAGAGCGGTTTCCGCGCCAGTGGTTGTACTTTCAGATGAAGGATGCACCAGGCCCGATCGCTGGTGTCCCGCTCGAGCAGTGGAATGCGAGTGTGCCGGAAGACCTGACGCGCAACCAGTTGCAGGAACTACAGATCCTGAAGTTCCAGACGGTTGAGCAGGTTGCAACTGCGTCTGACGCGCAAATTCAGCGTGTGGGCATGGGTGCTGCTGGGTTGCGTGAACGTGCGCGGTCATACTTGATTAGCAAAAACAAGTCTGAAGGCCAGAGCGAACTGGAAGACACGCGCAAGCAGCTTGCTGAACTTCAAGTACAGATGCAGGCGTTGATGGCTGCTCGCAAGCCGGGTCGCCCGCCAAATCAAAAGGAATAGTCTATGTCCAGCACGATGCTGCAACTTGTCCAGCAGGTAACTAATGAGTTGGGCGTTTCGACGCCCAATTCGGTGGCGGGAAATACGAATCAGGACATCATCCAGATTCTCGCCCTGATGAACGCCTCTGGGTATGAGTTGCTGCGTCGTGCTGACTGGCAAGAGCTGACAAAGCAGTACCAGTTCTACACCCAGTACACCCAAACTACGGGCAACTGGACTACTTCTGCGCGCACAATCACCGGCATCCCGTCCACTGCTGGCCTGAGTACTAACTACCAAGTTGTCGGCACGGGTATCGGCAATGCGACCTACATCACCAGCGTGGACTCACTCACGCAGGTCACGGTCAGTCAGGACTTTACGCAGGCTGGCGGCACTAACGCCACTGTGTACTTCCAGCAGGTCAAGTACGACTTGCCGTCTGGTTACGTTTCAATGGTTCCTCGCACGCATTGGGACAAAAGCAAACGTTGGGAATTGATGGGGCCGGAAAGCGCGCAGCAGTGGGAATGGTTGCTTTCTGGGTATATCTCGACTGGGCCGCGCATTCGCTGGCGTCTTCTGGCTAACTCGTTCCAGATCTGGCCTGGTAGTTCAACGGCAGAACTGATTGGCTACGAGTATCGTTCAAACCTCTGGGCGTATGCGGCTGACGGGACGCCAAAGACCAGCTTTACCATCGACACGGATACGACAATGTATTCGGATCGTCTGGTAGTCCTAAACACAAAGCTAAAGTACTTTGAGGCAAAGGGCCTAGATACCACGGCAATCTACCGTGACTATTTGCAAGAACTTGAGACGTGTATCGCGCAGGATACCAGCGCAACCAATCTGTCTTTTGCGCCGCGCCCTGCTACGGTGCTTATCGGGTACGACAATATTCCTGATTCAAATTACGGGAATTAGTAAGAAAATTAAGAACTTACACAATATGCGCCCATCTTTTCCCAGATTTGATGCGGCTGATAGTGTTGTCACGAACACCATATTCGGCGGCGATAAGCCGTTGAACGCGCGTATCTGCACGAATAGCACGAACTTGGGTTTCGGTAAGTTTAGCGGCAGCGCATTGCTCTCCTCTGTTGGAGGTTCCATGCTTGGCACGGTCCTGCTGATTGCTCTTTGCTGTATCCCAACGCAAGTTTTCAAGATGGTTGTTAAAATGATTGCCGTCGTTATGGCAGCATTCCAATCGATATGGTCTTGGTCCTACAAAAGCAGACAACACCAGCGTATGCGGTCTAACAATCTTAATTTTGTTTTGCTTCCACAATCCCATAAACGGGCGGCCGTTTGTCTTGTCAATTGTGTAAGCCTTAATGCGCCCAGATTTAATAGATCTGACGTTTCCGTGATCCGAGACTTCGTAAAAGCTCTCAAACCCAACAACTGGCAGCCATCGTTCCATGCGATTCCCCTTATGTCTAGTATGGGGAGGATAGCATAATGGCCGTCATTGGAACAAGTCAGCGTACAAACAATTCCGTTGCGTCTTTGCCGTCGCCAGTGGGCGGGTGGAATGCGCGCGACAGTCTCGCAAACATGGATCCGGCTGATGCGGTAGAACTGGTCAACCTGTTCCCCACGGTCAACAATGTTGTGTTGCGTGGTGGCTTTGAAAAGCACGTTACAGGCTTGCCGGGGTATGTAAACACGCTGATGGCGTATTCGGGCGGCAATGACGAAAAGTTGTTTGCTGCGTCTGGTACGGGATTCTACGATGTGACCACTGCGGGGGCTGTTGGCGCTGCTGTTGTCACGGGTCTGACCAGTGCAATTTGGGAATATACAAACGTCGCTACGGCAGGCGGCGCTTTCCTGATGGCAGTTAATGGGGTAGATAGCCCCAGACTTTATAACGGCACAACGTGGTCTGTACCCTCTATTACAGGCGTCACTTCTACGCTTTTATCAAACATTACGCTGTTTAAAAACCGCGTCTGGTTTATTGAAAAGTACACCTTGCGGGCGTGGTATCTGCCGACTTTGAGCATCGGCGGCGCTGCCCAGTACATCGACCTATCGTCAGTCGCAAAGTACGGCGGCCATCTTGTCGATCTGGACACCTGGACGCTCGATGCCGGCTATGGCGTCGATGACAATCTGGTGTTTATTACCTCGACGGGTGAGGTCATTGTCTACCGTGGCACAGACCCCGCCTCAGCCTCCACATGGGCGCTTGCGGGCGTTTGGAAGCTGGGTAGCCCCATTGGCAGCCGTTGTATGCTCAAGTGGGGTGGCGACCTTCTGATACTGACCTACGACGGTCTGATGCCCATGGCACAGAGTCTCCAAAGTAGCCGGTTAGATCCTCGCGTTGCCCTGTCCAACAAGATTCAGGGCGCGATTACAGAAGCCACAAACCTGTACGGCGGAGACCATGCCGCGGTGGGTTGGCAGGTTGTCTATTCTGCAAAGAACAACGCCGTGTGGATCAACGTTCCTGTTGCAGAAGGCCAGCAGGAACAGTATGTGATGAACACCATTACAACTAGCTGGTGTCAGTTTACGGGCTGGAACGCAAACTGCTGGGAAATGTTCCAGGACGAGCCGTATTTCGGTGGTGACGGCTACGTTGGCCATGCGTGGACAACTGGCGACACGGGATACGTTGATGACACGTCAAACATCCAAGCCACTGCGTTGCAGGCTTTTAATTACTTTGATGGTCGTGGAATCAAAAAGTACTTTACAAGGGCGCGTCCGTCGTTGTTTAGCAACGGTCAACCCGCTATTTCGGTGGGCATGAACGTTGACTTCAACATTGACCAGAACATTGGCGCGCTGAACTATTCGTCTAGCACCACGGGATTGTGGGATCTGGCGACGTGGGACGGCTCTAATTGGGGTTCTGCGCTGGCCGTTAACGCGAGCTGGCAGGGCATTACCGGAATCGGGACGTGCGGCGCAATACGGTTTACAAGCGCGTCACGCTATTTGCAGATGCAATGGGCGGCGACCGACGTTGTGTATCAGAACGGATGGGCCGGCATATAGTGGACGGCCCCACAGTGGGCCGTTGGGTAGCGCAGCAGATGGACGGTGCGTACTTTGAAGAAAAGTCGCAAGCCATTGGACTTGAGCAAGACGGCAAACTGGTTGCTGGCGTGATTTATGAGAACTGGAACGGGCGCTCGATTATTTGCCACATCTCTATTTTGGGTGGTGTGTCAAAACAGTGGTTGGGCGCTATCTTTAAATATGCTTTTGTGACTTGCGGTGTGGGCAGGATTATTGCCCCCGTAGACAGTGCAAACGAACGCGCTGTTAATTTGGTCAAACGAATGGGGTTCACCGAAGAGGCGCGTCTGACAGATGCTGCGGCAAACGGTGATATGATTTTCTTTACGATGCAACCGGGCGCGTGCCGGTATTTAGGGGTTAAATATGGGTAAGAAAGCCAAAGCGCCGCCGCCGACTGATTACGCCGCAGCAGCACAGCAGCAGGCCGCAGCTAACATCACTGCCGCCCAGCAGCAGGCAAAACTAAACAACCCAAACATTGTAAACCCTTACGGTTCACAGACCGTCACTTATGGTGCTGATGGCCAGCCCACGGTCACGCAGTCTCTAAGCCCTGCTGAACAGCAGAAGCTGGACGCGCAGAATAAAGTAGACATTGCGATGTCTAATCTCGGCGTTCAGGGTGCAGCCAACGCGCAAAACATTCTTTCGACCCCGTTCCAGTACAAGGGGCCGGACATTCAGACGGACTTTGGCGGGTATGGTGACGTTCAGAACACGGTAGACCAGCAGAGCAAGCTGGATCTGTCGGGCGTTGCCAAAATGCCCGTAAACGCCGGTATGACGGGTCAGCAGGCGATCATGGATCGTTTGGCCCCCCAGTTGCAGCGTGAGTCTGCCGCCCAAGCGCAGCAGTTGGCTAACCAGGGCATCACTCCTGGCAGTGAGGCGTGGAAAAACGCGCAGACCGATACCAACCAACGCCAAAACGATCTGCTGAGTCAGGCCGCGCTTCAGGGCATCAATCTTGACCTTGGCGCAAACCAGCAGGGTTATAGCCAGGCACTAAGTTCTGGCAATTTCGGGAATGCCGCGAATTTGGCACAGGGCCAGTTCGCAAACACCGCCCAACAGCAAGCCTACAACGAGGCACAGCAAAAAGCCCAGTTCGGCAATACCGCTGCCCAGCAGTCGCTCCAACAACAGCTTGCGCTCCGCAATCAGCCGATTAACGAGATCGCGGGTCTAATGGGCGGCGCGCAAGTCAATATGCCGCAGTTCCAAGGCTACACGGGCGGCGGGACTATTGGCTCGGCTCCTGTGTATGACGCCACAAAACAAACCGGCGCAGATGCACTTGCTGCATACAATGTTGCTCAATCTGGCAACAACGCGCTGACCAGTGGGCTAACAAGTGCCGCAGGCATGGGCATGATGGCTCTGTAATGCTTGGACTTGCATTTAGTGGTGGAAAGGATTCTTTAGCGTGCTGGTATTTGTATCAGCACATGGATCCTGTTGTGTTTTGGGTAAATACCGGGAAGGTATACCCAGAAACGCTTGCACTTATTGATGAAATTAAAAGTCAATGCAGTAAATTTGTTGAAATCAAGTCTGACAAAGATTCACAAAATATAGCGCATGGATTGCCAGCTGATTTAGTGCCAATCAACTGGACTTCTGACGGAATGGAATTGACTGGCGCAAAGCCCGTAAAAATTCAAAGTTGGATTAAATGTTGCCACGACAACATTTCTAGGCCATTGCTTGACGCTGTTAAAGAACACGGAATCACGGAATTGGTGAGAGGTCAACGCAATGACGAATCTTACAAAGCACCGTCGCGCAATTTGTCAATTATTGAGGGTGTAAAGTTTTTGCATCCTATTGAGAATTGGACAAAACAACAGGTTTTGGATTTTATCTTGACCCGCAGGCCGTTGCTGCCAGATCATTTTGCCATTGAGCATTCAAGCCTAGATTGTTACGACTGCACTGCAT